ACGGTTAATTATAATCTCCAGAAGAAAGAACAACAATGAACTTAGAAGCAATAAAGCACATACGAGATACATACATTTCAAAAGAATATTTTTCAGAAGGCCTTTGGAACTTTCTTTTTGAAGATTTAATTTATCACTGTCGGAAAAGAATTAAATTAGAAGCTCAATCTAAAAAACTTTTACAAGATGTTAAGGATCTTGAAGAAAAAAAAGCTCCTGTGAAAGAAATACTTGATGCAATGCGTAAGGCACACGATAAAGAACTAGAAGAGGCATCTATGAGCGGAGTAGTTCATAAGGAATTCATGCTGTTAGGTGGTACTGCTGATCTTTGGATGGAATTGACGGATAGATGTTATGAGGAAGCAGAAAAGCATGCTGAAATAATGGGTTGCGAATCACCATGTAACGGAATGTGCCCTGATGAAAATACTGTCGTAGAGAAAAAACCTGTCTGATAACGCCAACAAAATTCTTCTTGCCCAACATCATCTCACCCGCTACGATAGTACTGGTATTCTTATACATGGAAGCCTTTCCATATCGGAGCAGTAGGTGCTGCTCCGAGCGTATTTTTAAAAGGAAAATATGATAGTAGAAATGTTCAAGCCTCAGTTCACGCAAGATGGTCGTACGCTTTACGTCCTTGATGGACCTCCTATTTCTAGGACGCGACCACGATGGTCTAATCGAACTAACTCTATGTATTCTGATCAACATGAAGAGATGGATGCAACGTGTGATCTGTTGCGCATTCAACATGGATCTAATCCGCAATTGCTTGGTCCTTTGTGGGTTGAAATTCACTTCTATATGCGTGTGCCATCTGGGAAGCGTATTCAAAAGCGCTGGCACACGACTAAGCCTGATATCGACAATTTGGAAAAATTTTATTATGACGCCTGTGTAAAGGTGGGTATCATGAAAGATGATAGCCAGATCTGTAGAATTAGTTCTTTTAAGGTCTATGATATAAATCCACGTGTTGAATTTAGTTTTAGGGTATTAGAATGATTACATTTTTTAAGAATATGTTTAAACGTTGTCAGTGTGTAAGTGATATATCTTTCTCCGAGCATCAGCAGATCATGGAAAATATGCTCAATAATGAGGACGAGTTAGTCCGACTCCGTGAAGAGAATATACTTCTACGTGAGCAGCTCGCAAATGTTAAACAGAATTGCGCGAATATTAAACAGCAATCTTCTGAACGTTTCTTTGAGGCTAAGAAGAAAAAGTCCCTGATGAATAAACAGCCAGTTCGGGGTCACACTCCAGAATGTATGGATTAATATGAGCAAATCGAGAATCTCTCCAGATGGGGGGGGGATAGTCTTTAAGCAATTCGATCAGTCTGATTGTGACTTTGAGAATGATGATCTTAAAGACCAGATTAAAGTACTCAATAAAGAGATACGACAACTGCAGCGCGAACTCTTAAATCTTACCAATGAGTATAAGAAGTTAAAGAGGCTTAAAGATGGCGGAAAACTTAAACAATAGCACGACTCCAGATGTATTGTCGAAAATGGGAGGCGCTTTACGCGATCCTCTCTTAATAAATATCGGTAGAGAAGAATGGCGTAAGAAATTCATTAGAACTCTTGAATATTGGTCCTGTGATGATAATGCTTTGAGTATTTATCAATTCTGTAAGGAGTATGGATTTACAAAGCGCATGCTTGAAGTGTGGCGTGGTAAGTACCCTGATGTTGAAGATGCCTTTATAGAAGTAAAAGATCGTATTGGACTTAACCGTTGGATGTTAGCTTTTATGCGTAAGGCGAGTGAAACACTCTTTCTGAAAGATATCCACAATTACCATAAGGAATGGCTTGATATCAATAAGTATCATGCTGATATGAAGAAGGTTGATGAAGGAGAAAATGGTATTCAAGTGGTTTATCTCAAAGAGGCTCCTAAGACGGGCAAGGTTAAGCCGAAACCAAAGAAAGTGAGAGAATGAAGACAATAGCGCAAATGCTTAAAGAGAAACAAACGATTCGTGAACTTATTCAAACGACAGAAGAGAACGTTAAGAATGATCGTGGTACAATCAGAGACCTTAAAGAACAATATGAGCGTCTTGATGAAGATCTTGACCAGCTTGTAGGCGATATTAAATCTGAGGGGAGGCCCTAATGGAATGCACATTCTGCTGGGATGAAGCAGAGAACGAAATAGAAGTTCGTGGTGATACGGTAAGTATATCGGGCACTACCAAGTTTATAGATCAGCGTAAATCTCTCTATTTCTGTGAAGATCATGAAGAGCTCATGGATGAGGTGCTTAAACACTTTAACGTTATCGAGGTAGAGTGAACGATCAATTGAAACTCATATGTAAGCAGCATAAAGCTGGCCCTTATTATCAATTGTTAGATAAGCTTATCCTTCAAGTTAACAAAGAAATAGAAGATCTCTTTGATGAAGATCAGTTGAAAGATAACAGCTTATTCTCATTATGGGGATTGAAAACAGGGCAGAGACAAATTCTTGAGCTTCTTAAAGAAGATTTTGAATACAGGATGATAGAATGAAACCAAACGTTGAAGATCGTCTTATCCTTGATGAATTTGAATTGCGGGATTATCAAGAGACTTTGTACGATGCAATAGAGAACCATGGTTATCGTAAGATACTTGCTATTTGGCCGAGAAGAGCAGGTAAAGACATAACCGCATTCAATCTCTGTATTAGGTATGCGTTGCGTAAGACATGTATGATATTCTATTGCCTTCCAACGTTGGTAGATGCGAAAAAGGTTATCTGGGACGGCCTTACAAATGACGGGAAAAAGTTTCTGGATTACATCCCTAAGTCATTGATACTCAGTGTTAATCAAGCTGAAACTAAGATCGTGTTTAAGAACAATAGTATTTTGCGCCTTATTGGAGCTAATCAATATGATTCTATGCGTGGGGCTAATGCATCATTGGTCGTATTTTCTGAGTGGGCTTATTACGACTCTGAAGCGGCTTATGACGTCGTGCGGCCCATGCTGGCCGCTAACGACGGGACTATAATATTTCTTACTACTCCTTTTGGGAAAAACCATGTATGGAGACAATATAAAACATGTCTCGAACTTCCAGATTGGTACATTTCTTTGAAGAAGACGTCTGAGATTAATCACATTGATGAAGAGATTCTTGAGCTTGAACGATCTCAAATGTCGCATGAAAAGTACATGCAAGAGTTTGAGTGCAGTTTCGTACAAGGTGTTGACGGATGCGTATATGCTCATGATCTACGTAAAATGGAACAAGAACAGCGTATAACGAACGTTTTATGGGAACCTGGACTTCTTACGCATGTTGCAATGGATATAGGCGTGAGCGGCAAGAATAACGCCACTACGTTGATATGGTTTCAAACAGTAGCTAATAACTCTATCATCAAGATCATTGATTGCTATTCTAATTTTGGCTTGGGATTGGATCATTACATTGATATCATGTCACGTAAGCCCTATCAAATGGATAAATACTTAGCTCCTCATGATATTCAAGTTCGTGAGTTTGGTGGAGGAGCTGTTACACGCTACGAGAAAGGTCGTCAGCTCGGAATTAACTTTACTATCTTGCCTATGATTAGCCTTGAAGATGGTATTGAGAATGTTCGTACTCATATGCCAAAGATGTGGATAGATCAAACTAAATGCAAATCCCTTATTGATGCTTTAGAAAATTACTATTATGAATGGAATGAGCAGCGTCAGGTGTATGGTTCTAAACCAATACATAATTGGGCCTCAAATTATTGCGACAGCCTTAGATATATGTGTCAGGGCCTTCACAAGACCGTCAAAGGTTTAAGCCCCGAAGAGTTTGAACGTAAGAAGGCTGAAGCACTCTACGGCAATAAACCACGATTACCCTTAATACTAGACAAGAACTTTAAATATTAACCATATCGAGCTAGCCTCCTGATAAGTTTGCAAACTTATCAATAATTTAATGCAAAGTTTTAAAAGGGCTTTGTGTGGAGTAGCTTATGTTAATAGGATCACTTGAAACTGATCTTGATTCTTATTCTGCGATAAAGAAAAGAATCGACGACAGTTATTTACTTAACCAGCCTTTATGGCAGGTTTATCAGACCGAAGCTAATATCGATAACATGCTTGAATCAGGCTCTATGGCCCTTTATGGATGGAATACTAATCAACCCTTTGGTGGATCTCAGCAATTCTATTTCAACCGTACCAGGCCGATGATTAATATGGTTACGGGATATCAACGCGCTAACAGAAAGAGCACAATTTGTGTTCCTCAAAATGAGCACGATCAAGATACTGCTGATCAATGGACTAAGATACTCATGACTATATACAAGAATGAACGCGTCTATGGAACGATCTCAGAAGCATTCCATAAAGGTGCCTGTATCTCGGGCATGAATATCTTGCATGCCTATTTAGACTTTACTGATGATCCAATCTTTGGTGATCTTAAAGTCGCTAACTATGATTACAATCAGTATTATATTGACCCATATTTTCGTAATCTCGATCTATCTGACTGTAATTTCGTGTGGATTAGAAATTTTCTTACGCATCGACAAGCAGCGGCTATGATACCCGAAAAAGAAGAGGAGATCATGGGCCTTTCTGGTGGCATGCGTAAGCTTGGGCATGATGGCCGATTCCAATATATGCCTGAAGCATATGGAATCGGTAATATCAACCGTGTAACGTACGATGAATACTATTACCGTGATTATCGTGAGCAAAAACGTCTCATCGATAAAGAAACGGGCGATATGCTTGATGTATCAACGCAAGATGAAGATAAAGTTCGTCATTTCTTGTCACTTAATCCACGTGTTTATCTCGATAAGAAGATGATCCCAACCGTTCGTATGGCAATACAAATCAATGATCGTGTCTTTTATGACGGTGTTCAACCTTTAGGTATTGATCGTTATCCCTTCGTTCCCGTTGTGGGATATTACAACTCTTCTCTTCCTTTCTTTTACAATCGCATACAAGGCATTGCGAGATCATTAAGGGATCCGCAAATGCTCTTGAACAGACGTATAATACTCTCGCTTAACCTTATTGAATCTGTATCTAATTCTGGCTGGATATTTAAAGAGAACGCTGTCATTGACATCAAGCATCTCTTTCAGCCTGGTGAAGGTCGTGTTATTCCGCTTAAAGACGATGCTCAGATGACTGATAT